CGAATCGACAAACCCCTCTGGCACGACGGCCTCATCCTCTCGCAACAGCACTTCCAGCAACAGGACCGGTGGGCGGAATTTGCCCTGCAGCAGTTCGTTGCCGCGGCATTTGCCGATCCATGGGGAGAGGATGCTTAAGGCCGCAGAAATCCCTTTCGACTCGCTAAGCGAGCTCAGCGTCGAATATGGCCTCGGCGCCGCGCCAAACACACAGACCATGCTCGAAGTCGTCGCGAACACTACGTCCGAGGTTTGGCTCCATTCAAGCGTCAAAGATGGCAAAGCCGTTTTGGGGCTCTGGCTGGCACCCAACCTCGACCGTTCAAACGCGAGACTCGGATATCGAGTGCTAGACAAGGGAGTTGTCGTCAATCGTGGGTCGGTTGACGGCAGCAAGCTCGATTGGGGCGAACGGTCGGGCGATGTCGTTGGACAATTTTCGCTGGACGTGCCGCGCGGTGCAGTTGTTCAATGCATCGCTTCGTATGCCGGGCATGCCCACCACTTGCGCTGGTTCGCTGATCCGCAAACGTATCAAAACGCGAGGGCGGCCGTCCTTTCCAACGTAGATCAAACTGGCAAACTGTTACGGGGATATCTGCTCCCTGACCTTCCGCCGAAGGGCAAAGCAGCAGACGACTTCGAGTCGGCCGTCGCCTGGCTGCTGTGGGGTCTGGGGTTCGCGCCCGTCAGTTTCGGGATGAGCCCCAAGACGCGCGACGCCTTCGATATTTTGGCTGTTAGCCCGCGGGGCGATTTTGTTGTCGTCGAATGCACGCTTGGGCTTCTTCGAGCGGAGAGCAAGCTGTCGAAATTGAGCGCTCGCGAAGCGGCGCTGCGCAAGATGCTCGCTACGTCAGGCCTTCAACACGTTCGTGTTTTACCTGTCATTGTGACGGCAATGACCAGGGACGAAATCAAAGCGGACCTCCGCGCCGCGGCGGAGACCGGCGTTCTCGTGCTGTCGAGGGAAGACATTGAGGCCGTTTTTGAAGGCGAGCGTCTACGGTTCGCGAACGCCGATCAGCTCTTCGAGCAGGCGTTGCAAAAATTGGCGGAGAGTCATGAGCCGAAAGACCCGCTACTGTGTTGAGCGGTCTGAGGCAGGTCGGCGGGGTCAGTCTTCCGATAAATTGGAGCATGAACATCCGCCAGCGGCGCCACATACGGCGACAGTGGAAGTGCGACGCACTTCCCTATCCGGCCGTGTAAGGCTTACGTGCGCGAGTGCGACATCGGTCAGCGCAATGATGCGAGAGGACCGGAGGACTTAGGTATTGCGGCCGCCATACCGTGTGTGGCTCGGCGTGCGGTCGTCCAGCTACGGACGGCGTCTTCCCCGCTTATCACGAATTGCCAATCAAGCAAAACGTGGCCTATCGGGCAATAAAGCATAAGCGGTCCAAATGGCCACTTTATGCTTAAGGGCACATTCGGGTTCTCAGAAACCGCTGAAACCCTTGGTGGGCCGGGTCGGATTCGAACCGACGGTGTCCTTTCGGAGGCGGATTATGAGTCCACGGAAATCCGTAAGGCTTTCAAATACTTGGGAGTAGAAACTTTCCGCAAACGATGTTTACGAGATAGTCGCTGAGCCTTGCCCAGCAAGGCCCCGAAAAAATTTGCGGAAATTTTTCCACCCGCAAGTGGCGCATCTACAGCGCCGCAATCACCCGCTCGATGAAGTGATCCTCGACGTTCGGATCGATCAATGGCGGATTCCCGATCTCCCTTAGCGGCGACGAGTGCTGCCACGGATGCAGCAGGCGCGGCACCAGTGGCACGACATCGCCGCCGTTGCGGTAGAGGTGCATCTGCACGCCATGCGCCTGAAAGAGCGCCGCGAGTGTCGCGTCAGCGCTCACGCGCGGCGGCTCGAACGCGTAGACCTCGCGCGGTGGCGTGCCTGCAACGCATAGCACGGCGGCGAACAGGATCGCGAGCGCTGCCCCTTCGCTGTGCCCGACCGTGACGGCCGGCGGCGGCAGCGCGAGCAGCGCGCCCTGAATCGAGCTGAAGGCCCGCCAGAACCCCGCGTGCAGCGCGCCGAGCCCCGGCACCACCTCAACCGCGACGTCGAGGTCGGCGAGCCAGCACGCGAGGTTGTTCGTGCCGGGAAACGCGACCGCGTCACCCTCGACGATCGCTCGCGCAGCGCCCGACGCCTCGCCGATCTGCGGCGGCGTGAAATAGGCACGCTGCGCGAGCAGCGCGCGGTCGCGCGGCGTCATTGAATCGGCGCGCCGGCAAGTGGCGTCGACGCAGCGGCCGGCGCCGAGGCAGTATCGGGCGCACTCGCCGCGTTGCCCGCCTGCGCGGTCTGGACTTCCTTGGCCGCGCTGGTAGCCGCGGTTGCGGCGGCGCATACGAGACCGTTCACGCCGGCAGCGGCAGCGACACCCGGACTTGCGCCGGAAGACGCGACGAGCGCCGGTTGCACGATCACGCATCCGGCAGCAATCTGCTGTTGCAGGCCGACCAGAGTGGACAGGGCCGCGTTGCCGACTGCGGTTTGCGTCGAGGCAGCGTTGCTGGCAGCAGTTTGCACTTGAGCGGTCGTGCATGCGCCGAGCGCGAGCGCGGCAATACCTGCCGCGAGCAGCATGAGCTTCTTCATGGTGAGATCCTTCGGAGTTGTGCCGCGAGCGCGGCGGATGGTTACTGCGGGGAGAAATTCAGAGGTGCCAGCGCGGTGAGCGCTGCGCGAATCACTGCAGCGTCGGCGCGACTACGCCAGTAGTCGGCGCGGGCGGCGGTGGCAACACGGCACCATCAGCGACAGCGGGCGTATATCCGCCAACCGCCGGCGATTGAACAGACGCGTCAGTTGCGCCGGCGGCCGCCACGCCGCGCGCCGTCGAAACATGCTTGCCAAGGAACGTGAGACCGGCAGCAATCGCCACGACATAGCCGTTCGGATCAGTCTTGCCGAGCAGCACCAGTGCACCCCATGCGGCATAGAGAAGAACTGCGCCGAGAAAGAAAAAGACGTTCATCGTTACCTCCAAAAGAAAATGGCCGCGCTTTGCGGCCGGTTGGGAAAGCGCGCGCCGACGTCAACTGTCGAGCGCGATCAGGTTGTGCGCGTTGATGATCGAGATGATCTTCGCGGCGTAGCTGGGGTCGGTGGCATAACCTGCGGCCTGCACAGCGTGTGCGAAATCGCACCCGTTCGCGCAGGCGAACGCCGACTGGTAACGCGGGTTCGTCAGCAGGAACTGCGCGTGATCGGTGATAGAGCCCAGCCAATCGGTGTACGCGCGGAACCGCGCTTGCGCCATCGTCCAGGCGCCATTCAAAAACTCACGCGTGTTCTGGATCGTCACCGGGCCCTGCCACGATGGATCGGCCTTGATGCCGAAGAGATTCATGCCCGGCGCAGCGCTACCCCAGCCACTCTCGAGCGCGGCCTCGGCGACTGTGAACGACGCCGGTATCTTCGTTGTGACGGCCGACGTGCACGCGGCCGGCGCAATTGCATTGATGAAGTCGGCAGGCGTCATTGCGGCCTCCGACGACGCGGAAACAGCCGGTCGCGAATCTGCAGCACGAGCAGGACGACGGTGAGCGCGCCAACCCACCACGAAATGTCGTGCCCATCGAACCACGTCCAGATGCTGACGGCGGCGCCACCTGGAATGGCGATCGGCGCCGTCGTGCTGGACACCGCATTCGTCGCGCTGGCGACCAGGTCTTTGATCATGTATGCCCCGAAAAAGAAAAACCGCCCGAAGGCGGTCTGAAGTTGGTCTGGCAAAATACGTCTGAATCACATATCAAAATTCGTATTGCATAAATCTTCCGCAATCGGGATAAGTAAAAACTATGAGCGATGTCACAATAAGCCCGGACGTTGCCGATTCAACCAGCGTTGTCACAAGACGATATATTGCCCTCTGGTTGCTTGTCGGCATTCTCATCATCATTGATGTCGTCTGGTGCATGACAGACCTCTATACGGTCCCCATCCAGCAGATCGCAGCCCACGCCGCTGTCCCACTCGGGCTATGCATGGCTGCCGCCACCCTGCTTCTTGGAGGCCCGCATATACGGTCGGGGCGTTTTCTAAATCTCACCCGAAGGCTCCAGGCCGCGCTCGCATGGATCGCACTAACTATGGTTGCCAGCGAAGCGCTTGTGATCCTCCAGTACCTTTGCGTGTCCGTCGATGCCCCGCTCATCGATTCGTGGCTGATTCGCGCGGATTCGGCGATTGGATTTAGCTGGCCAGAGATGGCTAACTGGTATGTTTCGCATCCCCTGGTCACTTATCTGCTCTGGCTTGTCTACAATTGGCTTCTGTATGGCGTCCCAATTGTGATTGCGCTTCTTGCATGGATGAAGCAAGACCACGAATTGTCAGAATTCGTGGTGCTTTTTGTTGCCGTCACTCTGTGCGCCATCGTTATTTCAGCACCATTCCCGGCAACTAATCCGCGAACCTTTTTCGCCTCTCTAATTGGTCGCTATGGCTTTGCAACACAATATTTCTTCGACCTGCGATCGCAGTCGACACACCTTATGCAGCTCGACAATCCGATGGGATTGGTTTCTATGCCATCCCTGCATGCCGCCGACGCGGTGCTGCTCACTTATGCGGTACGACACCTGCGGAAACTCTTCCCACCAGCGGTAGTTCTCAACGGCACGATGATATGGTCGGCGCTGTTCATCGGAGGGCACTACCTTTGTGACATCATTGCAGGAATTGCTCTAGCCTCCGTCAGCATAGCGCTCCTTCGAAAAGCGCGAAGCATTTAGGCCCCCGACCACGAGAAATGGCGGTTGGTAGCATCATCACGAATATTCAGCCACGCTGGCCGTACTCTTTTCCAGCGTGGCAAGGTCGGCAGCGCGCAGCGGCACTTTAGCCTTGGGAATAGTGGTAACAGGACACCGCCGTGTCCGCTGTCGTAGAAACTGCGCCCGCGTTTGAATTCACAAAAAGGCCGCAGGTGGCCGGGGCGCCGATGAAGGCCGTTGCAGATACACTGGCGGCGTTAGACCATGTCTCCCCGTCCACTGAAGTGCTGAATGCAAATGTGGTCCCGTTGTACACCACCCGCATCCATAGCAGCATCGTCGCATAAGCCCTGGACTGCTGGTTATGCGAGCTATTAAACGAGTTGAGAGAGTTCCAGTAATGGTACGAGAGAACCAAATTGGAAGGGCCGCCGGCCGCCCATATAGCGAAATCGACAAACTTGCCAGAAGAATCGCCCACGCATAGCCCTGCGGCTGAATAAGCGCTACTACTTGCGATCATCGACACATTCAGCAGGGCAGTGACAGTCCACGCGCCCGATGAAGGAGCGGCTTGGCTCGCCAGCAGAAGGTTGTCGCCAGTCGACGCTGATGGAGCGACCATCGAGAATCCACGCCCGCTCGGAAGGTCGGCGATGGCACCACCCGATCCGATTCCCGTGTTACGAAGTGCAGTGAACTGGGAGGACTTCGGGTGGTTAGCCGTGAACATGCCGGCCGCGTCTTTGAGTAGGACGCCACCTAGCGTGAACCAGTTGGTGCCGTCCGTGAACGCCTTAATACTCCCGAGCGGCGACAGACTTAGCGTCCCGTTTGCCACGCCACTCAGATTGACGCCGCTCGCCACGGTCAGCGTCACGGTGAATGCGCTGATATTCACGATGTCGCAGTGCCACCCATCTGGGAACGAGGTGCCGGAAGGCAATTCCTGCGTAATCGCCGCCGTGCCATTCAGCACAAGCGCCGTGCCACGCTCGGTGCCGGTGAAGGTATAGGCGGCAGTCTGAACGTTCGGGATCAGATTCGAGCGCAGCGTGCCCGACGTCGTGATGTCCGCTCCGGTAGCAGTCTCAATGCCGCCGGTTGCGGCAATGTCGGTAACGGTCCCTGAACCGCTCCCACCGCCGCCGCCGGCCGGGACAGCCCACGTTCCGTTTTCGCAGAGATAGCGCGTAGCGCCCGCAGCAGATCCGGGATCGGGCACGCCGCCAGGCGCATGCGTCGAGCCGGATGGCCCGAACATGGGAACATCGGCGCCGACGAGGGCTCGCCACGTTGGCGCGGCGGCCGACCCAGAGACTGGTCCAGCATGCACGCAGTTCGCCGGCTGGTTGGAATACGAAACCGTCAACGTCCCTGCACCCGTAACGGGCGAATTTGATACCGAGAAACCGGCAGGCATCGATAGCGCGACAGACGTTACCGTTCCAGTCGCCGTGTTCGCGGTTGCTGAAGGCTGGTAGCTGCGCACGTCGGTGTAGCTCGACACTGTGGTGGCACCGGCCACGATGGTGTAAAGCGGGATGGCGCCGACCGGGAAGCCCGTGGTATTGACGGACACAGCACCCGTGATCGCGCTGGCATAGACATAGTTGGTTGCGCTGGCCGTGAGGGTGACGGTGCCGTTGGCGACCGCACTGGCGCCGGTGGGCGCGTAGTAGGTGCCGCCGTAATAGCCCCACGTAAGCCCCGCGGTTGCGCTCGATCGGCGCCCCCACAGCATGGCCGGGCTCGCGGCGTCGAAGTTCGCGTTGACGATGACTTCCTTCGTCGCCTGCGTCGAGCTGACTTGGTCAATGAGTGTCGTGCTGTTGGACATGGCTTACCTGGTAAATGTCACGGATGCGGTGCCGCCGGGCACGCCGTAATCACCGATCTGGCTGACGGTGGCCGTGATGCTCTGGCCACTCGAAAAGCCGTCGTTAGCGGCCATCGCAGATGTATAGATGAAATACGGCTGATTCTGGCCCGAGCCAAAGCTGAACGGCGGCAACGTCTGGTTCGCAGGATTGGCGGCGTAGGTCTGCGGTGTACCACCGTTCCACGTCACGCCAGCGCTCGTCAGCACATACGAATTCACCTGTACACCCGATGAGTTGAAAATGTTGATGCGGTATGACTCCTGCGACCAGTCGAGCGGCGCATCGGCGCCGTCCAGCCACTGGTAATTCACGCGCGCCCTGCGGAACCAGCGCAGCATGAATGAGGACGCCGGGCTGAGAATGGGCTGCACCTTGAGCATGTGCGGCGCGAGTGGCGCCAGCCGTGCATTGGTCGGCTGCGCGCTGACCGCGGCACCGGGCGTCGTCCCCTGCAGGTTGTTCAGATACGGCTCGAACCACAGCGTCTGACCCACATCCGACACGTTGATTCCGACCGGAACGATATTCGCGCTATCGAGCAGCACGAAATACTCGCCCATCGCGTGCGTGGACGCCTTCGCTTCCGTGCCGATCTGGCCGCGCAGCAGCCCGCTCAACACCCACTGGTTGGCGCTGATCTGCGTCGCGTTTCGGAAGAAAAGAATCTCGCCGCCGAGATACGCGACATTCGCGCCGTTCAGGAAGCTGGCATAGGCGACCGACGAAAGCTCCGCCTCCGGATTGAATAGCTGGATCGTGACCGAATTGATCTCGTCCGGGATGTTGCCCCCGCTGAACGCGCCGAGCGCAGTCGTTGCCTGCCCGATCACCGCAGCCTGCAATGCCTGCGCCACCTGCGTGAAATTCACGTCATCGCGACTGATGTCCACGATGGTGCCGGGCCAGTCGTTCGTGAAGCCGCATGCGGCGACGTAGAGGCCGGGCGACATGGCGTCCTGCGCGCGCAGCGGCGGAATATCCATGACTTCCAGCACGCTTTGCCCGCTGTACGGCACCGTCTGTGTGGGAACGCCCTGTGCGTTGCTCGCCTGCACGCTATAGGTGGTCGTGCCCGGAGTCGGATAGATCGACGGCACCGTGAAGTCAGCGGAGAATGCGAGACAGCCTTTCCCGTCGAACTGCACCTGCGTGACGCGCACCGGGATCAACTGGCCGCTCTGCTGCTGCAGGTTGATCGTGTCGCCCGGCTCCAACGCGATCCACTTGTACCCGGCCGAGAACGTGAACGAGCGTCGCTTCGACCACCGCTCCCACAACATCGCCTGCACGCGCGCCATCGCGTCATTGTCGGCCATGACAATCGGCGCATTCATCGACTCGTCGAGATTCGATGTCGTCGTGCCCATGAACGCCCGCTGCGTGAGCGTCTGGTAGTCGGTACTCGCCGACAGGTAGCTCAACGTCTCACTGCGCGGCAGTTCGTATTCCTGCGCGATGGTTTCCGTGATCGGGTTCAGCGCCTGGGCGCTTCCCTGCGAAGAGTCGGCGCCGAGGTCATCCCACGGGATCGTCGCGACCGGCGCGGCACCGCGGTGGATGAATTTCAGCATCCCATCACTGTCGCTCGCGTCGATGAAATACGCAGCGAGCAGCGGCGTCAGGATGTCGCGCGGGCTGCTGTTGCTCGTGCTCGCGAAACCGATCACCGTGTCGTTCACCTGGCTCGCATCGAACTGGGTAGGCTGCAGACCGGCCATCTCGCATACCGCAGAAATGATCTCGCCGGTCGTGGCGTTCGCGGAGGTCGTGAATGGCTGGATAGCAACCTGATTGTCGCCTGCGATCACCACCATGTTGTCCTGCACGCTCAGCAGCGATTCACCAACGAAGCCCTGCGGTGCGCTGTACGGCATCTTGACCCACGACAGGCCGTTGAACTGCCACACGGCATTAGATCCGTCAACCACGTAGATTTCGTCGTCGGCATAGGCCACGCCGAGATGACTTGCGGCACCGGGCGACAGACCGTGATCGGTGACAAGATTGCCGCCGAGGTCGATCTGCAGCAGATGGTTGTTGATGTCCAGCGCGTACACGTAGCTCGCGGTTGCGCCAAGGAATCGTGTGATGCGCGTGCCCTGATACGGCATGGCAGACGCACCTGCGCAGTTTACGAAGGTGTTGGAGTACTGCGTCGAACTAAAGGTGTTTCCGTTCGCGAGCAGCGCCACACCCTGATCGAACGCCAGCGTCCCTGTTACTGGACCAAACCCCGCCTTCCTGTATCCGCCGCCGCCATAGAGCGCGCCATCATTCATCAGGACGCGCCCCTGACCATCCTGGTCATAGGTCTCGTAGTGCGAACTCATCAAGTTCAGCCCGCGGTTGACGGAGGCAACGCTGCTGAACGACGAGCCGTACGCCGTCAACGAAAACCCGGCCCACTGGCCAATGAGCGTAGAGCCAGACTGATACGTCCGCATCACCACGCCGGATATAGAGCCGCCCGGCTGTATGGAAGTGGCCGCCCACCCACCATCACCCGTGTCGGGCAACGGCGCCCCGGACGCGGACGCGCTGATGGTGGAACTGATGTCCGCGGCGCCCGCACCCTGAACCTCAAAAGTCAGCGACGGCATGTAGTTGCCCCACTGCTGCAGGTTCAGCTCGTTGAACACCACATAGGCGAGCCCGCGATAGGCCGGCGTATTCGCGCCCGTGTACGACTCCATCAACGGGTCGGGCATCTGCTCTTCGTCGCCGTAATACACCGTCCAGTTCGTGATCATCGACGCCGAACCGGATAGCGATTTCCAGTCGGACGGATTGCTGATGTCGTAGATCAGCTGGCCGTTCGCCCAGACGCGCGTCACGCCCGAAATTGGTCCACGGCACAACGCAACGGCAAACGACAGCGTGGTGTAGGGCTGATTCGCCTTGCCGCCCATCCCCTTGCCGCCCGAGCCGTGGCTGTGTGGCGTGCCCATCCAGATGACGTTGCCGGCGATCCTGTACTTGCCCCAGACCATCGGTATCCACTTTCCGTAAGCGCTGTCCTGGACGCGCACGTCGGGCGGAGTCGGCCCCTTTTTGGGGAACAGTAACGTACCGATCGTCTCCCCTGCCATGAAGCCAATCTGGGCGCCCATCGGGCCACCGTAGATGCCGCCAATCACCGCGCCGGCCGCGCCGAGTATGAGTCCCGCCGCTTGGCCCATTATTCAACTCCCGGGAATGCGCGATAGCAGGCAATCATGCGTCGCCATTTCTCGTCGATGCGGTGCTCGCACACAAAGCGGTTGATAGCGAAAGCGTGAATGATGCGATCCGGGGCTGTGAGAATTGCGAGGTGCATCGGCTCGCCGGCCCAGTGAAATACGACGATGTCGCCGGGCTGCGGCGTGCCGATGACGGGAACCGTCTGTCGCGCAAGGGCCGGGATCAGCGTACCGTCGGCGCGACTGGAATAGCCCTCGACATCGACGCAGGGGATGTCGAGGGCCTGCGCCACGCCAAGCACGAGGCCGACGCAATCCACGGCGATAGCCTTGTTGCGCCCCTGGTGGCGGTATTTCACGCCGAGATACGTTCTGGCCTGCCCAACAATTTGTGCGCGCGTGACCATAGTTAGCTTTTCGGAGCGAGAAGGACATCGGGGCCGGGAATGTAGGCTTCCCCGCGAAAATTCACGACGTTGTTGTAGCTGGCCACGCACGTTCCAATCTGCCGATCGCAGCCGGCGACGATCGAGTACGCGTCACCCGCGGCAATCGGGTATGGCGTCGGCAGTCCGAGCGTCACGGCGCCCGGCGCGAATGTCCGCACATCCTGCGAATAGCCCGCGTTCTGGCCGCTTGTCCATGTCACCTTGCCGAGCGCGAAGTAGCCCCTGGTGTAGTTGTAATTGAGGAAGATCTCGCCGCCGGCGGTGTTGCTGTAGAAGGTGTAGGTGGCGGAGCCGTCGGGGTTGGCGGAGACGCTGTACTGGCTGCTCCCCGGGTTGCTGTCGACCTGGCTGTAGACCTTCTGCCCGCTGTCGAGCACGGAGACACTGGACGCCCAACCGCCGGACGGCGGCACGACGGTGACCTGGTACGGCGCGATCGTGGGGATGGTATGGCCGACCGTATCGATGTACTCACTGAGTGCTCCGCCCTGCGTCAGCGTCGGGTCGGACCACGCGAGGCCCGCTTGCGTCACCGACGCAACAATCCCCAAGAACGTGAACGATGCGAGATCGACCTTGCAGCGCGCATCGCCAAGCGTCGCGCGACAACCGGGTGAAAACTGTTCGCCGATAGTCTGCTGCAGCGTTTGCGCGAGGCCGCGAAGCTCGACCTTCCAGCCGCCGTTCATGACGGTGAACTGGCCGAGGTTTCCGACCGTCAGGTTGATCTGGCCCATCGTCAGGTCGGCATAGTTCAACCCGAAGATGAGCACCGCGGCGTTGTCCCATATACCCGCCTCAATGTCGGTCTGCGTCACGACGCCCCCGTCCTCCAGAAGCAGCGCATTAATCTCCATGTTGGAGGTGGACAGATCATTGGCGGACTGGATGGCAGAAGGCGTATAGCCAGAGCTGCTCAGGTACGTGATGCCGCCGTAGACAACATCGATGTCGAGGTCGGTAAAGCCAAACACCGAGCCATCCTTGCGCGTGATCCGCACGCACGCCGCAAGAGTCAACACATCCGACGTGAGCCACGTAGCCATGGCCTGGGTGATGTTCCGGCTCATATGCGGATCTCGATAATTGGCACGGAGTCCCAGTTCACGATCAGATCGCCATTCGGGCCGTTGCGATCCATGATCTGCTTCTGCATCTGGTCGGTATCAAAGCGCGCCGGGACATCGAACTGCCCCGTCCACTTGAGTGATTCGCCCGGCTGCGGATATAACCCAGCCACACCACCCGAAAGCGTATCGCCGGTTGTCGCCGCCGAAACGGTCACGGTCGGTCCGTTGATCGCCGTGATTGGAACAGTCTTGCCGTTCAGCGCGCCACCCACGTCCCCCGAGATCCCCGAAAACGAGAGTTGCTTGCCAACCGTCCAACTCAAGGGAACCAACGGGACGGAAAAGCTCGTCGTGGCGCCTGGAGTCCACGCGGAGCAGTTTCCAGTACTGTCCGCGATGAAGGTCACGAGGCCGGTCGTTGAGTCGATCGAGGCATTGCCGGCGGCGACGCCCAAGGTGACCGAAGCACCACCGCGTTGAACGGCAACCTGGCCAGAGACGGGTTTCCGGATCAGTCGCTGGTTGGCAAGTGCGCCGGCGGCGTATTTTTTGGCCATCTGCCAGACGCCCGGTGTCGTCGTTGGGGTGAGTACGCCCGCGCCCGCATCCAGAAAATCCGTCCAGTCCTTGATGCGAAAGCCGTTCGCCTTACCCTGCGCTGCGCGAAAGAATGCGTCGAGCGCAGCAGTGTCGGATGCATTCATGACGCGCCGACCGACCTGGAATTGCAACCTCGACTGCGTCCATGCGGGGGTGCGTTGCTCGCGACCGCTGTACACGGTCGCCACCACCGTACTGAACGTCGGGCCGACCGTCGCCCCGAACGCGATGTTGTCGGGAAAGCGCGGGGATTCGAGAAAGGTCATCCGTTCCTCGCCATTGCAATTCGTGCCTGCCGCATGATGGCCATTGCCTGTTGATTAGCCGTCTGCTGCGTCGAGCCGGGCGGCACGGCGATGTTCATATTGAAGGTGCTGCCACCGGCTGCCTGAGACGACGTAGCGAGCGTGCGGTCCGAAGCATTCACGAGCGCATAGTGCGGCACGATGCTGCCGCTCACGCCGGGAACAAAGAGTTCCGGGCCCTGCTCACCGACGTAGTACGGCGCGCCACCCGAAACGTCTCCACCACCGGCCATCGCACTGAACACGGATGCAGCCGAGTCGGCAAACGCTGAACTTCCGCCCGCACCGAAAAGCGTGGACATGCCGTCGCCAATACCTGCGCCGCTCCCCACCGCGTCAGCGCTGGCGGCAACTCCGGTTGAGGTGAATCCAAACGAGCCCGCCATATCGCTACCGCCAAGGCCGTTGAGAAGGCTGCCGAGGATGCCGGCGCCCCCGCTGCCGCCCGCTCCACCTCCACTCGAACCGACCATCGTTCCTACAGTCATAGTCGTGACCATCGCGGTAACAGCGTTCAACGTCGACGCGCTCTGAATGGCTGCCTGCAGGTTGGCGACATTCATCGGGCCACCCATGGTGCCGAACCCCTTCGTGAGCTTCATCATGTTGTCGAGCGCGTCACCCGGGAGCATGCTCGCGGCATTAGCGCCCACCTTGGTATTGCCCGAGAAAAAGCTGCTACCCAAGGATCCGAGAATGTTCGAACCATTGCTGAAGAGGCTGGAAATGCCGTTCTGCACGATCTTTCTGGTGATCGCCGTTTCGATCGACTGCGCCAGGCTCTGGAGGTTGATCTTGCCGGTCGTCACAAACTTCGTGATCGCGTCCTCCATGCTCTTTGTTGCGTTTTCGAAGACCTGCTGCGCCTGCTGCGCCGAGTTCGATGCCTTGTCGACGTAGTCCTGCATTGCGGTCGCGACGCCGTTCGTCCAGTCGGACTGCTTCTGCTTAAGGTCGTCGTAGTATTGGTCATAGAGCTGCAGCGACTGCTGCAGGCCGGCTTGGTTCGCCGCAAGAGCGTCCTTATATTTGTCGCTATCGAGCGTTCCATCCTTCGTTGCTGATTTCGTCAGCTCCTCAGATTGATGGTTGTAGTAGCCGTAGATACCCTCCTCGCCCCCAACACGCCGTTGCGCTTCGGTGCCCATGCCGTAGGTATCGAGTTGCCGCCTATACTGTTCGCGCTGGTTGTCCTGGTACGCGCCAATGGCATCATTGATCTGCCCCGATCGCTCCGTCAGTTTATTGATAGCATCGCGGTGCGCGAGTTCCTTTTCCCTTGCGGTGTTTATCTGCAACTGAGCGCGCAGCTCTTCTTGCTTCGCAAGAGTGCTTTTTTGCTGGTCGGTGAGCGTCTTGCCCTGCCAGTCACTGATTTCCTGATTTAGCTCAGCAAGCTTCCTCTGGGACTCAGTGAGCTTGTCCGTGCCGTCAAGCTGAGCCTGCAATTGCGCCCCTTGCTTCCGATACTCTTCAAGCAGCGTTGTTCCCGCGTCGTCGTGATACTCCTTCGGCTTCCGCTCCTTGGGATCCTTGTACTTCTCGTTGATGTCGGCAACCATCTTCCCGTAGTCGGTGTCGGAGAATTTTCCGCCTCCCGCAAGGATCGATGCGCGATCGTCTGCCAGCTGCTTAAGTTCTTTCTGGCGCTTTTGCTCGTTCGACATGATCTGGTCGCGCATCTTGTCGATGCGCACCTCCGCTTCGATAGCGGCCTGATTCTTCCGCGTGACGTCAGCCTGGTGCTGAGCAGCCATATCTTGAGCGTTCATCTTATCGATGAGCGCTGCGACCTGCTTATCGATCTCTGCTACACGAGCACGCCCCCCCGAACTGTTGGCGACGGACGAATTGCCGGTAATATCACTTCGCTCATTGGTGAGCGTGGTGATCTGATCGGGAATGCCCGGCCCGGAGCTTGCACCCTGCTTGAGCTTCGCCCAGAATTTATCGACCTCACCAGAGAGGTCTTTCCATGCCTGCGCAGCTACGGTGAGATGGGTTTGCGAGGATTGCTGGACCTGCGCCGTTGCGGCCTCGATTACGGCATTTATCGCGGCGTGCTTGTCGCCAGCCTGCTGCAATGCTGCGATGTGCTGATACGTCGCGACGTCCATGAAGTGCATTGACTCGTTGTGTGCCGCGGCCCACTTTGCAGGGTCTTGAGCCAGCTTTTCGTACTCCTTGCTTACATCCTCAAGCTTCTCGCCAGAAATTTCAGCGGTGCGCAGAATTACAGACGCGAGTCCGCTCATTTCGTCAGAGGTGTATTGACCGCTTTTTGCAAGACTCAGTAACACTTCATTCGACTTGCTAAGCGACTCGCCAGATGCGGTCGACACCTTCTGAGTCATCGCCTCAAGCGACTCGCGCGTGAGGCCTGCGTAGTTGCCGGTAAGGGTAAGCGCAGCATTGAACTGCTTCATATCCTCCGCGCCCTTGATCGCGGCAGCGCCCACGACGGCAATTTCTGCGGCCACCCCCGCGAGGCCTAACGTCGTTGGCGTCAGGTATTTCGTGAGATCAAACCGCTCAGCCATGACCATCGCCGAGCCACCCAGCCGATTGAAGTTACCGGTGAGTGTCTCGTGAGCCATCACCAGCCCCTCACGGAAGATGCCAGCTGCGCCGCCGTGGCCGTGGCCGCTGTTCGCCGAATCCGCCTTGGCGATAGCATCAACGTACTTCTTCGCGGCATCGGAAACGCCGAGCATTGCCGCCTGCATCTGCAGGATCTCCGCGCGCGTGCGGCCCGCCTGGTCAGCCTGGCGCGCGAGCGACGTCATGAACGAGTTGACGTTTCGGGTCGACGCCTTGCTGCCGTTCGCGGTGGCCTCGGTAATGGCATCCTGCGCCGATTTTATCCGCGCCGACAGCGCGTCTTGCGACACCGCAAACGCCTGGGCTGAGGTCTTCGCTCTCAATAGCTCGGCCATGTAGCCGCTTGCATCGGCGGATACCTTAACTACGGTTTCATTGGCCACTTCTCAGCTCCTCTACCTGCTGCTGTATCGACTCGCTCACCGCGCGGCCTGCCTCGTCGCGCTTCGCCATATAGCCCGGGCGCAGGAACGATTGCGCAGCCATCTTCGATGTGCCGAACTCAACGAAGCGACCGTAAAACGCATCTTTCGACCAGGTGACGAGATACGTAGCGAGCTTTCCCGGGACCGATACCTCCTGATCGTAGGAAATCAGCATCGAATCCCGCAGAAACCCCGGCGGATGCTTGCTACCGGGCCACTCGAATACCGCGACAGGAGCGCGCAGCTTCACTTCATCGAGGATCACGCGCGCGCCGGCCACCGCGGCGCGGCGAAGTACGGATTCGCTTGCGACGCTCTCCAGTGCATTCAGCGCATCTGTGAGCGCCTGCGGGTTTTCGATCGTGACAGCCTTAACCATCACGCCTCCCGAAAAGCACACGATCGATCATCTTCGCCTGCTCATCCGGATCATCGAGCAGCACCGGCTCGGCGTCCGGCGCGGCGCGGTGATGGTCGTTCCACGCGATGAAATCGAGCGCTTCGAACGGCTCGCGACGCGCGCGCGAGTCTCGATTCACGTTGGCGATCATCGAAGCGATCGTGCCCGCGCGAAGATCGTCGTAGTGGCTGCCGAATGGCTCAAGGTCGAAAAACGCGATCCATTCGGTGAATTCAGCGCTGGAGATCTCGCGCTGCGCCTGCCTTACTGATTTTCCGAGGTGGCCCGCGAGACGGAACCAGAATCGCCGCTCGGGGCGGCTGCGGAGTTTTTTCCCGCTTCCTCCGTCGCCTTCTGCCCGATCCCGTTCAGCGTCATTGCCGCGTCCGCGATACGGTTGAGAACCGCCGAGCTTTTCTTCTGGAGCGCCGCGACGTCGGCGGCCGTGAAGATCTGATTGCCGTTTTCGTCGACCGCCGTAGCAACGATGACGTTTGCAGCGATCGCGCTGTTCGCCTGGCCGGCGGCGACGGTTGCCGAAAACGCGTCGCGCGCGACGCCGTCCATGGTCGAGACGATTACCGAGCCGCCCCACTCGGGAATGTCGACGGTTTGCGTCGGGAGATCGGACGCGGAAAGGATCTGGTCTTTGGTGAGATTCATGAAAATTCCGAGAGTGTTGAGTTCGATGTGCCCGCGACGCGCTTACGAGTCGGTCACGTCGCCCGTGATGCGCAGCGTCACGCTGGTTGCCTGCACCAGCTTGTCGACACCGCCTTCGAGCGGCGACGACTTGCAATACGCGTTGAAAGTGCGCGTCTTGCTGTTCGGCAACGTCAGCTTGTAGATCTGTTTCGAGGCGGCGCGCTTGGACGCGTCGAGTGCCTGCTGGCCCGGATCCGAGTAATCCCGGTTCATATCGATCTGCAGATTGCCCCAATCCTGCAGGCCGATCAGGAATTCCTTGGCCGTCGAGTCGAGGTCGGTTGCATCGAGTTCGGCGGCCTGCCCATCGAAGCCCTTGAAGCTGATCAGGTTCTTGATCTTCGTCCACGTGACGGGAGTCGCGGTACCTCCCGACACCCACGCCGCGCCGCCGGTGGTATCGACGTCGACAGCGAAGGTGTTCGCGGTGACGTTCTTCACGACGCAGGTCTGGCCGTTGAGTGTCGTGTTGCCCGTAAGGGCCGCGAACGTCACCACGCCACCGTTCGTTTGGCCATGCGCAGTCGCCTCGACGATCGTCGGGAAGCCGGGTTGCAGGCCGGTGATATTGACTGCTGCACCGCTTCCGGTGCTGATGTTGAGCGTGGAGCCCTGCGCGTTGATTGCGGTGCTCGTCATTTTTCACCTCACATAAAAAGATGGCCGCGCGCGGCGGCCGAAGAGAGTCAGGGGGTAAACCAGATTGAAAAATCCTGCCGCGAGCCGAAAAGCTTCGTATCGGGCTCGTAGGTGCTGACAGGTGCACCGATCGATGTCGCGAGGACGGGCTCGAAGCAAAGCGCCGCGCTCGCCGCGCTTATCATTGCGACCGCTGCCGCCCGCGTCGTTGCCCATGCATTCACCTGCATGCGCGCGTTCTGGAGCGCCACCACGTCATCAAGCTGGTTGATGCTCTGGCCGCCGATGGCCTGGTAAGTGAACCAGGGGCGCGGCGCGTTCTGCGATGCGACGTCGGGATAGACGCCGCCCATGCCGAGCGCGGTGAGTGCATCGTGGACGATCTGCTCCGCGCTGTTAGCCATCGTTCAACCCCTCTTCAGCCAGGATCGACACGACGCGGTTGCGCTCGTCTTCATTCATCGCCGCGTGAATGTCGAACACGCGCGAGCGATACAGAACGCGCATCGCTGCAACCTGCTTCGGATTCTGCAATTCAGACCGGTAGCGCACCGTGATTGTGTGCGTGACGCTCGACTGAACGCCCTGCGCCGCGATCAACTCGCGCCCGGTCAACGCGTCGATCTCGCCCCAGACGGTGAATGCATCGACCCACGACGTGCTCTCCTGCCCGAGCGAATCCTCCGTCGTCTGACGGGTCTGGAACGTGAGTCGTTTGCGCAGGTTGCCGCTGCGCACCGAGTAGCCGTTGGCCGTGCCCACGTCAGAATTCCCAAGTCATATAGGGGTCCAGCAGCCGGTCGACATACGGCAACGCGTCGATCTTCCCGCGCGTCATGATCGCGACCTCTTCACGGTTCTCGTACAGGGTCGCGAGCCGAATCTTCAGCCACGCCTTAAGGCCCTCCGGAATCACGCCGGCGAACGACTGGCCAGTGCCGACGTCGGTCAGCGTGACGCCCTGCAGCTGGTAGACACCGGGCGCGACGACGGCCGACACCGTGTAGTCGGTATTCGCCTGCAATGGCGCGGGAAGCGCGCCGCCGACGTTAGACAGGCGCACCGTATCGCCTACGGCGAGCGACTTCCACAGGGGCGCGGAGATCGTATTTGCGCTGACGTTCGCCGTGAGTGCGTCGGCGAAGCCAGCACGGAACGTCACCCACACCGCGCCGATCTGCGGCAGTGGAATCGGCCAGATCTGCCCGAATACCGGCGTGATACGCACCGGGTCGGACGCGTAATCGACGGTGTAGTCGGTGGGCGGCATAGTCTGCACATCACCCGCCATGTCGAGATACTGGATCGATTCGACGCAGAGCACCGGACTGCGCTCAAGATAGATCGCATGTCCGGGCAGCGTCAGCGCGCGACCGTATGGAATGCCGATCAACGACGGGCCCGGGAAGCTGTCAAGCACCTGTTTGAACCGCGCCGCGACCATCTGCTTGTGCGTCATGCCTTCGGCATAGTCGCGCGCGGCCGAGATCAGTGCGCCGATCAGCACGTCATCGTCGTCGATGTCGACGCGCGCGTGCAGCTTTGCCTCGTCGAGCGTGATCGGCTCGGCGTATGGTGCGGTGAGAACCTGGATGGGCATGGTCTATCGGGCAACCGAGGCCGCCCGCGTACCGTTTAGCCGACGATCTGCACGACCGACGCGTTGTTCGCGTCCGACGCCGGCGCGTAGCGCGGCGCGAAGCCGAGCAGCAATGCCGAGGTCAGACTGGCCGCCGCGCCGACCGTCACAGACAGCTGCGCGAACGCAAAACCATTGGCGACGTCGAGTTGCACCGGGTCGAGATTGATCGCGACGTTCTTGTTGTCGCCCGATGCCTTGACGACCTCGGTGATGGCCGCGCCCGTGACGTCCTTCGCACCGGCGCCGGCCGCCGACGTCGCCTGCTGGAACTTCGCGTCGACGGTTGCCGACGCGCCAAGTACACCGGTCTGGATCAGCGCGAGCAGCTTGTGGAACTTGCCGACCGGAATCCAGCCGGTCGTCAACGCGCCGGCCGCCTGGCTGGACGGCTGGATCGAGTCGAGCACTGCCAGCGCTTCGGTTGCCTTGATGGTGAGCATGATCTTTCCTTGAAAGGTGAGCTGATGCGGGACGTGGCGCCGGGCCACGCCACTCAGTTCATGATTTAACGAGCGCCGAGTTGGATGAACGGCGAGAGCGTTGCCGAACCTTTCGCCTGCGCGACCGGCGCGGCGATCTTGGCTTGGCCGTCCACTCGGAACAGGGAGCGGAAGGCGGTCGCATCGGCGTCGAAGTACAGGTGCATCGACGTTGCGGTCTGGATGCCGCCGGCCTTCGTGATCGTGCGGTAGTAGCCCTTGAGGTCGACGAGCGAAATGTCGCCCTGCGACGAGAACGCCGAAGCATGCTGGCTGACGTAGATCGGCCGACCCATCAGCGTGCCGTACGGCGAGCCCTGCGCGCCGGCCGAGATCGGCAGATAGATCGGGTAGTTGCCGAGCGTCAGGCCGAAGAGCGACGGCAACGCATCCGGCGTCACGAGCCACACGGCGCGCGGGAACGAGCCGGGGATCAGGCGCGCGATCATCTTCGTGATGTTCGCGAGCTGAACCGTTTGTGAGGCCTGCCCGTTTTCTGCCGCCTGCACGACCGATGCGCCACTGTTGAATGCGCCCTGCGGCTGACCCGCGCCCGATCCGGACAGGATCGCCTCGTCAGTCTTCCAGCGGATGGAGCGAGCCATGAGGCCGGGCAGGTACGAGTCCAGCGCGCTCGTATCGGCGAGCAGCTCGTCCGTCACCGGAGCGAGCGCCATCAGCTTGTGCAGGCGCATCGCAGTCGTGCCGAGCTTCGGCTTCGTCGCATTGGCCTGCGTGGCCTCGGCCTGCCAGTACGCACGCACGCCATCGGTGCCCCACGGCGTGGTTTCATCCTTCGGAAACACCATGCCGTTGCCGCCGATCTCGGTGCCGTCCGTCATGGGCAGCAGCGCATCATCTTCGAGCGACAGCGTGAAGATGTCAGTCGAGAACTGCGGCGGAACGAGGAAGCCGCCATCCTGCCCGCTGCCTTCCCCGCCGAACGTGCCGGGAGCCGCCGCGCTGATCGTCAGGCGACGGTCGATCGCGCCGAAGCCGGTACCCGCGTTGCGAACGGCAGTCGCGAATTCACCGAACGAATGGAAGCCGCGCGCCGGGTCGTTCTCGATGTTCTCGCTGACCGTGATCGGCGCGCCCGCTGCGGCCGGGATCGTCACGCTGCGCTCGGCCTCGATCAGCGCTTCTTCGCGTTCGATTGCCGCGTTGAGGCCCGCGAGCGCGGCGCGCTCGGTGTCGAATGCCGCCACCTCGTCGTCGGTCAAGTCACGGCTATCGGCCGCGGCCTTGTCCGTGATCGCACGCATCGCGGCGACGTGCTTTGCCTTGCGAGCCTGCAGCTCACGCAAATTCTTGTTCATATGTGGACTCCAGAAATGGGAAAACCCGCCGAAGCGGGTCTGGTTTGCGGTTACACCGACGCGGCCATCGGGCCACACGTCAACGCCTTGGGGCGCCGACGGCTCGGGCTGGTGTCAGCCCACGATCTGCAACTCGCGCTGCGCGGCGGCCAACCGGCTTGCCGGCGCCTTCGAGGCGCGGATGTTCTTCTGCATGTTGGCGACGACATCGGCGAAGGTTGCGATGCCATCGACCATCTTCTCGGAGACCGCATCGTCTGCGCCGAGCACGCGGCCCTGCCCCATGCCGTTACGCACGGCATCGATCGGCACCTTGCGACCCCTCGAAACGCCCTTCGTGAAGGCGCCGTAGTAGTCGTCGACGCGCGACTGCATGAACGTGCGCGCATCGGCGTCAAGCGGCTGATACGGATTGCCCTCGACCTTGAACTTACCTGCCGAGACCAGCGTCGTGTCGACGCCGGCCTCAGCGAGTGCTTTCGACCAGTCCTGGTGCGCCATCCACACGCCGATCGAGCCGACTTCTCCGCCCGGCGTCACATAGAACTCGCCAGCCGCGCATCCGAGCCAGTACGCGGCCGACGCAGCGAGGCTGTTCGCGACAGCAACCACCGGCTTTTTCGAGCCAGCGATCTGAGCAGCCAGCTCCTGCACGCCGTACACGGAGCCGCCCGGGCTGTCGATGTCGAGCAGGATCTGCGCAACGGTGTCGTCGGCCTGCGCGTCAGCCATCTGGGCGCCGATCATGTCGCAGCTTGCCCCGCTTTCGCACATGCCAATCTGGCTCGCGCGCTGCACGATTGGCCCGTGCACCGGGATGACCGCAATTGCTCCCGACCGTCCCGAATTTCCGCGCGAGCGCGGACCCGCGGCCGGCTCGTCGCCAGCAACAGCGCCCGCCTCGATCGCCCGGACCACGGTTTCCGACGTCACGCTGCGCGCGAGCACTGCGGCGTATGCGGACATGCGCTCGGGCATGAGCGCCCATGGCGTCGACAGGCACCACGTAATGAATCGTTCATGTCTCATGGATCAATTCCGAGGGGAGAAGGCGAATTCGCCGATCAGCAGGCTCTCGATCTGCGATTCCTCCCAATCGGGAAACGAGCGCATCACGAGACAGAATTTTTGTGCGCTCTCTGTGCTCACGGCCATCGACTCCGCCACGAGTGCAGCGAAATCGCCGTCAAACACCTCCGATGGCGGCTTTTGCTGCAACTCGGCGTGCGCGCGCCTCGCGAGACGAGACGCAGAAACGGCACGGATGGTACGCATCGCAGTCGCATCCGCGTCTTTCGGCTCTTGCTTCTGTTCCGGCGTCGGCTCTTCCGGCTCGATCGGCTGGGTTTTGCCCGCCTGGCTGACCGGAACCATGTTCAGCGGCATCAGTGGCTCATCCAGACCATCGATCGGCTCGTAGTTCTCGCTCTCGCGTGCCTCGTTACGCACCAGCCAGCCGTCGAGAATGCCGTTGTGGTAATACATCGAGCGCGCCGCAGCGTCGCCGCGCAGCAATCCGGCGAAATCAAACTGCACCTCCAGATCCTGATCGTCGGACAGCAGCAGCCACGTCTTGATCGCCGATTCCCAGCGCGCGACCCAGGGTGTCATCGTGTAAATCACGAATTCGAGCGACTGCTGCTCGATGTTTGAGAAGGTTGCTTTGCTGAGATCGCCGACGAGATGCGGCGGCACGCGGAACATGCGTGCGATGTCGCCGACCTGGAACTGCCGCGCCTCGAGGAACTGCGAATCCTTGTTCGTGAGGCCGAGCGCATGCCATTTCATGCCGCCCTCGAAGACCGCGGCCTTGCCGCGGTTCACGCCGAGCTGCGCATTCTGGTACGACTCGCGGAAATTCTCGCGTGCGGCCTTGTCCTTGAACGTGCCGGGAAACTCGATCCAGCCACCGCCCGGCGTCGCATCGTTTGCGAAGAAGCGCGCACCATAGTCCTGTGCCGCGAGCCCGAGGCCAACCGTCTCGCGCGCGAGTTCGATCGGACTGTAACCCACCACGCCATCGCTCGACAGGCCGCGCAGATGCCAGATTTCCGACGCCGAATAGTAGGTCACGTCGCCATTGCGCGACGTGTACTTGTACCGGAAATCGAATTCCGACTTGCCAGCCAGCGGCTCCAGGCGCATGCGATCCGGATGCTTCGGAATCAGCGCACGCACGGAGCCATCCGGCGCGGTGACGATCTGGTTGAACGCGTTGCCGCGCAGCGCCAGATGGCCCTGCATCATCTCGCGCCATTCGAACGGGGTCTGCCACTGGTTCGGCGCGCGGCAGAACAGATCGAGCAGCCAGTGTTTGCGCACCGGCGTTTTTTTACCGCTGGCGCTCACGCGATAGAGCCGGATCGGCAGCACGCCGAAGGTTTCGGCAAGCACGCGCACGCACGAGAACACGGCCGGCAACTGCATCGCGCGGTCGGGGCCGACGCGCATGCCCGAGTTCGTGCGCGCGGTCACCGGCTCGAACCAGAACGAGCCCCATGCCGAACGATCTTCACCGCCGGCCCGGAATCGAGAGATAAACATCAGTCGTCGCCCTTGGCGCGCCGCGGCGCGAATACGCCGGCCGCGCGCGCCACGACGAGCACGAGCACCAGCATCAGCAGACCACTCGCGATGAACGCCAAGGGCACGCTCAGCATGCAGCCGCCGGCGAGCACGAGCACCCAGCCAAGCAAGATGCACACGTTGAAAACGAGTGGGTTCATACGGTCATGAATTCGTAGTCTGAGTCGATAACAAATGGCGCCGGTGGATTCAGGCTCATCAGCGAAACGGCGTTAAAGAGGGCCATCAGCGGGTCGATCTTCGATGAGCCGCTAACCTGTTTCGTGATGTTCACGGCGTTTCCGACTGGCACAACACGCGCGTTGCCCACGCACCAGTTCATCATCCGCTGCCCGCCGTGCATCAGGATTCCGTCCGGCGGCGATTCCTCCCCGTCCAACTTCCGGCCGCTGGCCGCAGCTATGCGGCGCTCAGCGGTCTTGATGGCGCCCGAGAGCTTCCAACCCTGCGACACGCCGATCACCTTGTCCTCGGGTATGCCTTTGTCCGAGAGCGCGTCGAGAATCCCGCCGATCCCCGCCGGGTCGACGCCCACCATGTCGAGCAGCCCGGCGTCGTGGATGCGCTTCACGATTTCTGCGACCTGCATAACGTCGTCGCCGACCTGCTCGACGACCGTGAGGTCACCGTCCTGCTCGAAATCGCGAAGCGCCTCGGAAATGTCTTTTCGACGCTCGAATACTGACTCGTGGGCCCATGCGTGGGTCCACGCGAGCCAGTTGCGCGTGCCGCGCTCGCGCCCGACGACAGCAAGCCCCAGCAAGTCATCAAGCCCCCCGCCGTCGATCCCGACGTCGATCACTTCGCAGCGCGCAATCAGATCGTCGAGTGAAACGTGCTCGGCGAGCGCGGCCGCTTCCCAGAATTCCGCTGCAGCCCAACGATCGCTGCGCAGGCCGACGCCGATTTCGACGTTCGCGTGCTTCGCGAGGAAGCCGCGAAACGACTCTTCGCCCTCTTGCTTAGCCTTCCGAAATTCCCGCTCGATGTACGCCTGATCAACAGAAAACCCGAAATTCGGGTTCACCATCGCGATGTTCTCGACCTTCAGGTGCTCTTTGGCTTTCACCATTTCCGGCGGGTGCTCGAAGATCACCGGCACAAAGCACGGATCATCGATCTTTCCGTCGCGCACGTCGCGCGCGTAGCGAAGCTTCTTGAGGAACACCCCTGACGGTGGCTCGTTCGATTGAGTCGTCAGGTAGATGATGAATCCCTCTGTCCTCGATGCAAGGCCACCCGTCGCCTCGCGAAGCATGTCCTCCGCATTCGGCTGCTTACCGAAGAGCCACAACTCGTCAATCAAGGTGCCGACGCTTTTCTTGCCGCTGACCGTGTTCGCATCTGCCGCGACGACCTTGAGCGTTGCACCGCTCGTGCGGTGCGTGATCGTCTTGATGTGGGTCTGCACCTGAAAGAGATCGCTTAACTCCTCCTCGTGCTTCACCATGTCTCGGCTCGGCGAGAAGCTGTTTCCGGCGACCTCGATTGTCGGAGCGAGAATCGCGTACTCGGCGGACTGCCGCCAGTTGAGAATCATGGCCGTCATCATGATCCCGGCCGCAAGCGTCGACTTGCTGTTTTTCTTGGGGATGCAGACAAACCACTCAGTGATCAGGCGGCGCCCGCTCTCGGCGTCATATGCACCGAAGATCGACGCGACCAGATCAAAAACCCATTCCGCCGACGACTCACCGAAGGTCGGACTGCCCGGCGCGTCGACGATCTTGAGTTGCTTGAACACCGAAAGCGCCAGCTCGGCCTGCTCGGGGAAAATCGGCGGCGGGATGATCGAGCGGCCAGACCTCAGGCGCTCGGCCCAGTCCGGACACGCGGTCGACCATTCCATATGTCACTTCCCGTTGATGAGCTTCAGCGGCGGCGCGAGCGCACCGAACTTGCTCGCCGCCTTCTGCGCTCGATCCGCACGTTCGTCCTTCTTGCCGCCCTCACCCTTCTTTGGGTATAGGAACGGCAGCGCTGCGGTCGCGGCGCGTACCTGAATCATCGTGGCCTCGACGCGGCCGAGCGCGATGTCTTGCATCAGCGTGAGCATGTCGCGATCGTCAACTGGAACTGGCGTGGCCTTCGTGCGCTTCAGCGCACCGCCGTGCGCCTGGGGCTCCATGTCCACTTTCTTCGCGGAGCGTCGAGGCGCAGCCTCTTTCGGCGTCGTCTCGGCCTTCGGTTTGCGGCCGGCGCCGGGGCGCGCACCGCCTCGACCGCTCGCCGACGTTTGATTTTTCGCCGGTTTGATTTCGTCGCTTTGCGGCTTCGGTTTGCGACCAGCACCCGGTCGCGGACCCCCGCGCCCATTGGGTTTGCCAGCCATTTGATTTCCCCTGTTTGATTACCGAGAGGCGTTTAAAGGGTGATTTTTTCTGCGCGTGAGAGACCGGTCGGTTTTCCGCCATCTGAAACGCTAGAGATGCGATGCCCCTACCCCCGCGATGCCGCTGCCGCACGCACGCAGCCGTTGTGCGCGCTCGCAACGACACGAGCAGACATGCAACACCAACCAGATCACGAGCCGCTCTAAACGCCTGTATAGCGCGTGCGCGCTTCGGCAGCCGTCTTGATCTTGTGACAGTCGTCGCACAGAAGCTGCAGGTTGACGTCATCGTTGCCGCCGCCCTGCTCAAGCGGCACGCGGTGATCGACCTGATCACGCCACGGCAACCACGCACGACCGCACGACCGCACGACTGGCAGCAGAACTGCTGCTGCGTCGCGATGCGCCGCCGGATCGCTTGCCATGCGTGACCTCGAATGCGAGGCGTCGTGCCGGCTTTGTGCTCAAGCGTCGCAACACGTGCTGTCGCCGCTGATTGCACACGCGGCTTGAGCATCGCGAGCTTGCGACTCATCGAACGTGCACGCGCATCGCTCGCCGCATCTTGGCAGCAAGCTTCGATTCATCGGGAACACGATTCGACAGCAATGCGCAGATGAACAGCGCATGCATGTACGGCTTGAGCCACCAAGCGAACGAAACACTGATCTTTACGTCGTGGCGCATGGGAATCGCCAATGCAAAAAGCCCGCGAGGCTTTCGCCTAGCGGGCTTCGTTTTCTATGGGCGTGCGAACGCCCCACGGACAAAACAATATCAGACGATCTTCGGGTTTACAAGTCTTTTTGTCAGGCTGGCTGATGGTCTTTAAGCCAGTCGCGCAACGCATCGTTCATGCGCGTTTGCCAGCCGTCGCCAGTTGCCTTGAAACGCTCCACGATGTCAGCATCGTATCGAACCGAAAGCAGGATCTTCGGCGTTTCGAGTCGTGGACGCCCGCGCGCGCCAAGGCGCTTCATCTTCTTGAAGTCCTCGTCTGGAACCTCGTAAGTGTCGGGGTCGGCGGCAATGCCTCGATTGATTGCCGCGTCCTCTTCATCCGTCGGCATGATGATCTTAGGTTTGCTCGACATAACTCTTCACCTCCCGCTTGTTCGCTTTGCGCATGCTGATAATCTGCATGGTGTCGCCACGCTGCGTGAACACCACGCAGTAAAGGCGCTCGTCGATGATGCCGAATCCGACTTCGCGAATTTCACGATAATCGAACCGGACATCGACGTAAGCCATCACAGCCGACCAGTCGAGACGCGCCGCCAATTCCAGCGACACGCCATGCTTGGCGACGTTGATTTCGTTCTTGGCCGGGTAGAATGTGATGTCCATGTGATTAATTGTAGCTACACATATGCAGACATGCAAGGATTATTTGTAGCTACGCTGCGCCCTGAACCTGCGCCAAATCCTGAAGAAGCCCTTTCGCCGCGAGCGCGGGTCGCATCCATCGCTTCGCTGATGCGTAGTCAGCGTCCTGCGTTGCGGGACTGCGCGGATTGGTAAAGACTGCCGCGCCGGCAACGAAATTGCGGACGGCGGTCATTACCGCAACGCGATGATGAATCGCAAGGCTCATCACAATTGGCTCTACCGCTTTGCCAAGTCCTTCGCGAAGCTGCGAATCAACAATTTGCGACAGATCGTCGTAATCCATCCATTGATTGCTGATCCTGAAGTCTCGGCAGGACGCATCCGCGCGACCATACCCAAGGGCAGGCAAGTAGCCCTGACTCCACTCATACCATTCGGTCAGAATGACGTCGATTTCATCGGTTGCAATCACATTTGCCGTCATGCTTTCTTGCCTCTTTCCTGCGACGCCCATTCACGATCGCCGCTAGCGAAGAACGGCGCCAAAGATTTTTTGTTGTCCGAGAGCTTCGCGGTGCACCACACGTACTCGCCATCAACCAGCCGCTTTTTCTCGCGCAAATAACCGCGAAACTGTTCAGGCACAAATGCAAGCGCCCGAACAGAATCTTCGGCAAGTGCGCCCTTAAATTCTTGGCGGCGCAACGCAGTGACCATCGTCTCGACAAACTGCTCGACCTCGCCGACACCAGATCGGCCCTTGATGCCGAAAACGCCGATCATCGGCATCCTGACCTGCAGGCGGATCGGGTTCATGCGGGCACCTCGGCACGCCATTCGTTGTCGCCGCTCGCGAGGAAGGGCTGGAACGTGGCTTCGTTGAACACGATGAGCGCGTCCACCCATGCCAGATCCTCAGTCGCCCACTGCCAGCGCTTCACGAAGAACCGATACCCGCCCGGGATTCGCGCGAGCACATGGACGATATATTCCTTGCCTGCCTTGTCTTTCTTGCGGCAGCGCCGAAAGCCGTACACCATTGCATGCACTTGCCGCATGACACGCTCGGTCTTGTATCGACCGTTCGACCACCGCCTCTCCGGCGCTGCCGGTATCGGCAGGTCGATCTCAACTTTCACTGGCTGCACTCGGTTTCCTCCGTGATGCCCATCTTTCGCGCGCGCGCCGACTGCCAGCGAACGAACGCGTCATCCCAGATGCCGAACTTCACTGCGCGATCCGCCGGACCTTGATCAATCCACGCATGGCAGGCGTGGCATCCCGGGACCGTGAATTCGTGCGCGGCTTTTATTCCCATGCCTTTTCCGTGGCGCGCCTGATTCGAATGGCACGGCACGACCGACGGCGACGCGAACAAGCAGATGCCGGCGACGCGCAGATAGCACGACTCACCGCGACATGCCGCCAGATACTTTGATCCATCCGCGACGGTTGGCTTCTTCACGCGGCGCTTCATCGTCGAGCGGCGCAGCGTGGTGCCGCGATTCGCGAGGCTGCTGAACGGAGAATTCGGCTTGCGCTTGAAACCTGATCGCTTCATGCCGACCGCCCAACGCTCACCATGCTATGCATTGCACGCACGACGACGGCGTCGGCGTAGGGCCACCAGTCGCTGTCGATCGCGTTCTCAAGCTCCACCGGAAGACGCAGAGCAGATCGAGATACATATCGGTGATATTTCGGCCCTCTGCCCTCGCGCTCCTCGACTCGCTCCGTGAAATAACCCTGCTTGACCAAGGCTCTCACGTGGTCCAGGACGGCCTTCATCGTCATTCCGGCCGCGCGCGAGATCTCGCGGGAATCTATTTCGCCGCCACGCTCGACCGCGCGCAGAACCTTAAGGCGCGGCGCGCTGAGCATTGCGCCAGTGTTGATTTCCGCCATCAGATTTCCTTGATGGTGATGTCGTGGACGGCCAGCATCTGCTTGCGCTTCTGCACGTATGTCGGGCTCTTCCGCGTCGCGGGCGATTTCACGTCCTCGATCACGCGCTTACCGGTTGCGACGTCCACATAGACGAAGTCCGCCACGTAGCGCGATGCGCGCTCCCATTTGCCGTCGTCGCGCTGCTTGCGCGGCGTAAGTTCGAAGGCAACCTGCAGCTGCAAGTCGCGGATCTCGCCGCGCACCTGGCGCTGCACCAGATCGAACCAGTGCGATCTCTCTTTCAGGCTGTCGAACTTGATTCCGTCGTGCTCGCACTTCGTATTGCGATACTTCGGTCCATTTTTCGGCTTCGCCATGCGGAGCGACGGAACAGCATCGCGGCGATATGCGGGCGTCAGCGCCGGACGCGCATCGTCACCGTCCGCGATTTCGTCGAAGCTGTGAGCGGGCGGCGTGCCGAACTTTTCGGCCAGCTTCTTCTGTGCGTACGGCATCGGCGCGTCGTCGCGCACGCGCGCGGTGCCGACTGTTTTTGTGCCGGGCGGGACAACCATCGGCCACGATGTGGTGCGCTTCGTCATTTCGCGCCCACCCATCGCCAGTAGGAGGAACGATTGCGGCTCGGGTCGGAAGGTCCGATGTTTCCGGCCTTACGTTCGCGCTGGACCAGGCGATCCGCCCCACGGTACGCGACCTCGTCCATGCAGTCGCATCCCATGCACCGCGCTATTTCGCACGCAACCGCAAAGGCGGTGAACGTGTGGCGATGCTTCATGAGTTCAATTGCGGTCGCCTGTACCGTTCCCGGAATTTCGGTGCCTTTCACCGTCACACGACCCATATTCGACGGCCGCCCCGCTTCGATAGCGCGGCCATTCACGACCCGTGCGGCTGCGTCCCACTCTTCCGGAGTTGCGTTGTCGATACTCATGCTGGTTTCTCGCTATCCACGTAGTTGCGCAGTTCGCGCCGTTGAATCTCCGCTGCTGCGTCGCCGTGCTTCTCGCGCACCGCGGCGATCAACCTGTTGCCTGGTCCGTAGTTGCCCGTGCGCGCGGCGCGCACAGCCTCGTGAAACCGCGAGAGGCATTCGGCGCCCGTCATGCGGCCTCCGAAAGCGCGGGCTTTTCGCGCGGGATGTCGTTGAAGTATCCGTACAGACCTTCGTATTGCTCGTCGCCGAAGCGCGCGGCGTCGCGCAACATGTCCTCCATCCATTCGCCTGGGCCCGCCGCCTTCACGACGCGCGCCTTGAAGCGCATGAATACCTCGCCGTCACGCTGCGCCACGCCGAGCTGTTTGCCGCGCTCCGTGACGCCGGACGTGGTTTTATGCCAGCCGACCAGCGGCGCAGCATCGCTACTCGCTTGCGCCACATCACCCTTGACGGGAAACAGGCCAGTCCACCCACGCAGCACCGCTTCCTCGATCACGGACACCGGGTCTTGCCCGAGTTCTCGGAGCTTGGCCAACCGCCGCAGCGAGACCTGAGCTGCTGGCCGCGTCCACGGCGCCGACTTGTCCGCAGCCTTCGCCTCGCGGTGCTCGCACCAGTCGAGCCATGCGGAGTTCGGCAACCAGTCGGGCAGTTCCATCGCTCGCAGTTCGCCATGCAACGCGACTCGCGGCGCACGCCGCGCGCCTTGACGGGTCTCTGACGGTTCTTTGGTGGTTCCTGACGAGTCGGGTGCAAAAGCTTTGCACCCTTTAGCGCTCTCATTTGCACCCTTTCCGTCATCACTTGCACCCTTTTCGTCGCCGTTTGCACCCTTTGTATTCGGTGCAGATTCTTCACCCTTTGAGCCAGCGGAAATGGGTGCAAGGTCTGCGCCGTTTAGCCATTCAGGGCTAATGCGGTATTCGCGGGCGCGGCCACGACCGCCGCCCTGGTTCGCAACGAGAATCAGCCAGCCGCGCTTGACCATGCGCTTGATCTGGTATTGCACCGCGCGTTCGGACTGTCGAGTCTTGACGGCCATCGTCTCGATGCTCGGAAAGATATGGGTGCCGTCGTCGTCCGCGTAGTCGGCCAGCTTGAGCGCGAGATTCAGCTCGCCGCCGCCCTCGGGATACCGGTCCCATACCTTGTCCATGACCTTGATGCTCATGGTTCCCTCAGTTCGCCGCCGGCAAGCCGACCGTTTCGTTGTCGACGCCCGTGGCTGCGCACTTCTGCACACCGCGCACGGCGAGCGCCTCGCCGTCGAGCAGCTCGCGCACACGACCACACACGCTCGACAGACGCAGGTTCGTGCGGTCGGCGATCTCCTGCCGTGTCAGCTTCACGTGGGCGCCGTGGAACAGGTCGAGGATCATTTGCTTCTGCGTCCGGCGCGTGCCGGCGTCGAGCGCGTCGTGTGCCGCGCGCTGGGTGTGTGTGGCTCTCATGGGATTCACTCCGCCATGCCGCGCAAGCGCGCAGCGATGTTGAACAGGACCTGCGCGTGCTTGAAGATTCGCTGCTCGACGCGCTCGACTTCGCTGTGCTCGACACGGCCATCCTCCAGCGTCTTGCAGATTTCCTTGCCGACCAGGCCATGCGTGGTCCACGCCTCCGCCATCATCTCGACGATCGCGGCGTCACTGCAGCCTTCGATGTCCGGCAGCTTCACGAGCGTGTAGCCGCGGTGATGCGCCCACGCTTCGAGCGTGCGGTCGTCTCCGGTGAGGTCACCCATGCGCACAGCTTCGTCGAGAGACAGCTTGTGGCTGTCTTTTCGCGGATCCACCTTGTTGCGAAGGATGTTTCCGGACAGGCCCATTCGCGGCGCGAGCGACTCGCAGCCACCCTTGTATTCATGCGCCACTGCGTGCGCGGTATCGGTTACGTTCAATCGCAACTCCAAATAGACGTTTTTTCTTTACTTGAGGAGTACTAAAGTGCAATCACTCAACGAGAAACGGGGGAACAACAAAAATGCAACCGTTGCTTTATGCTCCATGAATGAGTGGATGAGGATCTGTAGACTTGGTAGCTCTCACACAACCAATCTCTGCGGGGAACCTCATGAAGACAGAACATTTCAAGGGCGTGGACGATGCTGGAAACGTCTATCAGGTCATCGCCTACCGCACGGTCATTCACGGTGGCGACAATCCGATCTACAGCCTGCCCGACTATCGCCTCGCGGATGGCCGCTCACTCACGCCGATCGAAGGGTTGAAAAAATTCAGGATCGTCCAGACTGGAACGGAAATCACCCTGGTCTAAGGACCGGCGCGAAGCCATTCGCGCGCCTTCGAATTCAGCGTTGTTACGTCGATCTCGCGAGCGTTTCCGTATTTGCTCGAAAGGTGTCGCCATATGGCAATCTCGACGCTCTCAGGCATGACGATGTTGTCGACGATCAGGTCGGCGCCGTCGTATCGAACTTTGAGAGAGTCGGGAATCGCCAGGCTGAGCCTCACGACCGGCGCTTCGTTCGCGACGACAGAAGTCGAGACTGCGCACACGAATTTGACGGGTGTGCCGTCGACGTGAACGGTTCCAAATCCGGCGCCGTTCACGTCGATGACCATGGTGCATTGCTTCTTCATTTCAGGCTGCCTCCGTTATGCCGCCAGCTCGGTTGCAAGCTCGGGCCAAATCAAGAGCCATCGGTCCGCGAATGTGTCTTTACGCGTGACCGTGCGCCCGGTCTCGAATTCGATTCGCACGGCCATCTCCGGTGAGATCGGAGCTTTTCCCGAGGCCATTTGCGATAGATAGGATGGCGATACGCCGAGACGCTTCGCCAGCTCTTTAGCGGTGCCACGTTTACCGGTCGCGATGAAGGTCTTGAGGTCCATACGCGCAGTTTAGCCGACACTAAACCATGAGTAAAGTGAATACTTTTTTAGAGTCCTCTAAACTTTCAGGCATGAAAAGCCATGAAATCCGGCGTGCGCGCCTGAAGCTCTGGGTCGAGACGCACGCGGTCCCATCCAAGGAGAAGAGCTACTTCTCCCAATTGCTAAACGGCATTTCGTCGTTCGGCGAGAAGGCTGCGCGGCGACTTGAGCGCGACTATGGAATGGGGGGCGGCTTTCTGGACACGCCACTTGACGAGCCAGCATCACAATCGGCGCCCGGTGTCAAATCGCCGAATACAGGCAAATCTCCCCGTCAACTTGCTGAAAAGGACGGGAATGCATCTCGTAATCTTGTAGCGGAAGAGCTTTCTCCCCCTACAGAAGAAGAGTTTGCGTACGTGCCTCAATTAGATATTGCCGCCGCTTGCGGGGAGGGCCGGTTCCAGGATCACATAGTGGTTAAAGGAGGACTGGCTTTCAAGCGCAGCAGCCTGAGGGACTTCGGCGTCCCGGAAGATGCCGCCCGCATTATTTACGCCGCCGGCGGCAGCATGCAGCCGACCATTCAGAACGGATGCGTCGTCCTGATCAATACCGCGGACAGGGCCCCAGTCGATGGGAAGGTCTATCTCATCTGCAAGCCGGACGGCGGACTCGTTCTGAAGCGCCTGATCCGCGACTATCACCCCAGCGTTGGCAGTCAAGCGTGGATCATGCGTAGCGACAATCCCGACAAGATCACGCACCCGGATAAGGTATTGCCGCCGGACGACAGGACTATGATCGCCGGACGCGCCGTCTGGAACGACAACAGACTATGAAGGGGTTGTCGGCATCTCAACGACAGCCCAGAAATGATTTGTTACACTTTGCGCGCGTTGGCTCATTAGCTGCTGCGCGCCCGGCTCATACGCCTTAACCCCGAGCCGAAAATATCAAATCCAAAATACGGGGAATACCATGAAGTTGTATGTTGCAAGCGCAATCGCGTGCGCGACCGTCCTCTCTGGCTGCGCATCAATCGTCGACGGTTCGAATCAGGTTCTTTCCATTCAGACTACCCTCGGCTCTTATGACGTAGCAGGCGCGTCCTGCAAGCTCGACAATAACAAGGGCGAGTGGTACGTAAAGACCCCTGGAGCTGTGACTGTTCACCGCTCGTACGACCCCCTGAATGTGCGATGCGAAAAGGATGGCGTCGGGCCGGGCATCACTACTGCCCAATCGTCAACGAAGGGGATGGCCTACGGCAACATTCTCGCCGGTGGAATCATTGGCGCTGCCGTTGATATGGGCACCGGCGCAGCCTACGATTACCCCGCCTTGATCACCGTTGAGATGGGAGTCGCGCCTCCCCAATTGCAGAAACGCGCTGACCAAACCGCATCGACCGTCGCGCCAGCCGCCGCGAAATAATAATTCCGAATTGGCCCGCGTTAGGTCGCGGGCCAATATTCCTTCGGCGCCCGCATGCGCAATGCATGCACATGAGTCAATCTCCGGCGCAACCAGTGCGGAAAATCCCTAATCATCGCGGCGGCGCATCCGCACTTTCGGTCGCGGCATAGCGTCGCGGGAAACGCGCTCAATCCGCCCGCTCCCTCGCTGCGCAAACGATGCGTCAAGCCGCCCTGACCTGCGTGCGACCACCATTTTTCTTCGCACCGGATGCGCGCCGCTCTTCGTCGCGATCAGAGTGGACAGCCTTTACAGCACCTCCTCGCACGTTATGGCCGATTCTCGCTAGCCCGCACTTTCGTCCTGAGGTTTAGTTTTTACTTTACTTCCGGTTTAGTGTTCGCTAAGATCCCTCTCACGCACTCACCGAACACCCCGAAGCCCTGAACGGGAGCGCTTCAAGTCGGCGCGGCGACTCTAAATAGCCCGTAGCGCCTCCCATGTGGTTGTGAGCCAGAGGCGCTCCCGCTCAGTGCTGCAATACCAATCTGTGTTAATACGCATAAGGAGTCCTCAATGGCAACGGCATTCAAGTTTTCCCTGTTCGACAAGGTCACGATCGACATCAGCAACGAGCGCGGCGAAGTAGTCGGCCGAGCTGAATACCCCGCGTCCGAGAACAGCTACCTGATGCGCTACAAGGCCACTGACGGGCGCGCTGTCGAGTCGTGGTGGAACGAAAGCGCGCTCTCTCGCGAGTCGAGTGACAAATGAACCGCGCCGCGTGCGATAACGCCCTGCTCGCCGCATGCGATGAGCTTCACGGCAAGGTCATGCGCGGCGCGGCCGTCGCGCTGGTCGGCATAGGCATCGGCGCATTCTGGTACTTGCTGGTTGCGTACCGCGCTGGAGTGCTCTGATGGCATTCGTTCGATACGTGTTCGTGTCGACACTCGCTTTCGCTGTAGTGGTTGTGCTTTGGGCGACTGTTCAGCAGTGGGACGAGCAAGATGCAGCATCTGCCTTCATCTGCCACGCGAGTCGCTGCGCCTGATTGCAGCACCGGTCATTAGGCTAGACAAACATCAATCAGATTAGCAGTCCTTCGTTAATCGGAGAGGAAATGCAACAGATTCAGATTCCCCCGCTCGCCGAAGGCGAGATCTACGTCGGCGTAACCGGCGACAAGAACGGCGATTCCCATCACGTCATTCTGCTTCCGGGCGACAACGATGAAGCCACCTGGCAGGCACAGATGGATTGGGCCAAGTTGATCGGCGGCGACCTTCCCACTCGCGTCGAACAGGCCATGTTGTGGGCCAATCATCGCGATCAGTTCAGGAAGGAATGGTACTGGAGCAACGAACTCGACGAAGATGGCTGGGCCTGGTTTCAGGTCTTCGGCGGCGGCGGCCAGCTCTACGACCTCCAGGACGACGAGTTCCGCGCCCGCGCCGTCCGCAGATTGCCCCTTTAATTCTTCATCAATTCATCAGCACCTCAATGGGAATTGACATGCAGCAGATCCAACTGCCCCCGCTCGCCGAAGGTGAGATCTATCTCGGTGGCTTCGTCGACGCAAACGGCGATGTGATGCACACGATCCTTCTGCCCGGCGACAACAAGCCGGCTACGTGGGAAAAGCAGATCGAATGGGCGAAGAGCATCGGCGGCGATCTGCCGACGCGTGCTGAGCTGGTGATCGCATACGAAAAGCATCGCGACCAGTTCAAGAAAGTCGCTTACTGGTCGAACACGCCCGACGACGATCCCGATTATGCCGGCTGGGCCTGGTATCAGGTCTTCCGCGACGGCCGCCAGAACTACCGCTACCAGGTCAACGAGTTCCGCGCCCGCGCCGTCCGCAGATTGTCGATTTAACCATTCGTCAATTTAGGAGTGCATCTCATGACGATCACGCTTGAACAGATCGAGGCCGATCACGCACGCATCGGCGCGCTGATCGAAGCCTTCAGGAAGCAGCCGGCGGCGACGGAATACCGCGTCGACGCAGTAACGATTCCGCTCGCGGCCGGTGAGCGATTCGCAGGAGCCATCCTGAACGAAGACGGCACGCTCAGCCACTACCTGATCCTTCTTCCCGGTCAGGCCGAGGATGTGAGCTGGACGGCCGCGCTCGAATGGGCGGCCGAGCACGGCGGCGATCTGCCGACGCGCCGCGAGCAATCGCTGCTGTTCGCCAACCTGAAGAGCGAGTTCGAGTCCGAGTGGTATTGGTCCGGTGAGCGGTACGAGGAAAACTCCGGCTGGGCCTGGTCTCAGGACTTCTGCTACGGCGGCCAGCACTTCAGCTACCAGTACTACGAGTTCCGCGCCCGCGCCGTCCGCAGATTTATTCCTTCGGTAATTTGATCATTTAGACCACCGTGGCGCTCCATACCCAACTGCCCATTTATCGAGCGGCGTACACGCTGCTTGATGTCGTCACCGATCTGGTCACGAACATGCCCCGCAACTTCAAGCGCTCCATTGGCGAGAAGATCAGCGCGGAGTGCATCGAGATAATGACGCTCGTGTTTCGCGCGAATGTCGCGGCTGACAAGTCGCCGCATCTCGTCGAGCTGCTCGAACGTCTTCAGGTGATCGAGTTGCTACTTCGGCTCGGCATGGACAAGCGCCTGATCGTGCGCCCAGCCTACGCGGTCGCGATCGAGCAGACGACGAGCATTGGGAAGCAGGCCAACGGGTGGAAGAAGTCCGCAGGCAATCGCCCGCTCCGTGGAGGTCAAGGCTTTCATGGCTGAGCGATCTTTCAATCTGGTCGTGCCGCTGGCTCACGAGGCCACCGCCATGCGCAACACGGATACCGACCGCCAGCGTGCGGCGCGGTCCGGCGCAGTTTCCCGACTGAGCAATCGGCCGGGCGACGTAGATAGCACGATTTCTCCGGCTGGGCCTGGTATCAGAACTTCAACAACGGCAACCAGAACTACAACAACCAGAACAACGAGTTCCGCGCCCGCGCCGTCCGCAGATCGAAATGCGCTTTCGTTCGCCGAGCTTGTCGAAGCCTATCTCGACTGTCGGCGTACGAAGCGCAACACCGGCGCCGCACTTGCTTTCGAACTGAACCTCGAACGTAACCTGCGCAGCCTGTACGACGAGCTGGTGTCCGGGACATACGCGCCGGGCCGCTCGAAGTGCTTTGTCATCACGCGCCCGAAATACCGCGAGGTGTGGGCAGCTGAGTTCCGCGACCGCATTGTGCACTGGCTGCTGTACAACCACATCGGCCCGCGCTTCGAGCGCTCGTTCATCGCCGATTCGTGCGCGTGCATCGAGGGCCGCGGCACACTGTACGCCGCCCGTCGACTCGAATCGAAAATCCGTTCGATCACGCAGAACTGGTCGCGCCGCGCGTATTACCTGAAGCTCGACCTTGCGAATTTCTTCGTGTCGATCGACAAGCGCATCCTGCGCGAGCTGCTCGTCGCGAAGATCTCCGAGCCGTTCTGGCAGTGGCTCACCGGCGTCGTGCTGATGCACGATCCACGGACCGATTTTGTCTACCGTGGCGACCCTGCAATGATGGAACGCGTACCGCCGCACAAGCGGCTGATGGCACAGCCGGCGCATCTCGGTCTGCCGATCGGCAACCTGTCGAGCCAGTTTTTCGCGAATGTCTATCTCAACGTGCTCGATCAGCGCGCGAAGCACGCGCTCGGCGCCCGCCATTACATCCGGTACGTGGACGATTTCGTGTTCCTGCATGAGTCGACCGACTACCTGACCGGCGTGCTCGCCGATGTGGCAGCGTTCCTTCCAGAGCGGCTCGGGGTTCGTCTCAACCCACACAAGACCATCCTGCAGCCCATCGACCGCGGCGTTGATTTCGTCGGGCAGGTCATCAAGCCGTGGCGCCGCGAGACGCGCAAGCGCACTCGCAACGAAGCGCTGCGCCGGGTCGAGGCCATGCCTGACGCTGACCTGATGCAAGTCGCGAACTCGTACTTCGGGCTGCTTCGGCAGGCGTCAGCCAGCCACGAGGATCGCGCGCAGCTCGCGAACGTCGTGCGTGCTCGTGGTCGCGCCGTGAATGCCGATTTCACGAAAACATACCGAGGGGTCGCGGTATGACGATGATGACGACGTCCATGCGCGCTATCCCGGCATTACTCGCAGTCGCGGCGACCATGACTGCGGTGTGCCTCTCGATCCAGTCAGGTCTGCAGCGTGGCGGCTTTCCCACCGAGCGCGCGCTGTGGGTCGCCGTGGGCGTCGTGCTGGTCGTGGCCGCTCACCTGTTGCCCGCCCTCTGCCGTCCGCATGGTTGGCGCGTGCGCGCCGTCGGCGCGCTGCTCTGGATCGGCTGCATTGCCGCTACCTGCTACGGGCATGCCGTCTTCTTCCTGATGGCACAGAAGCATGCTGGAGAGCTGCGCGCCGCCGCGGTGCCGGTAGTCACGGCAAAGGGACGCGGTCTGGCCGAGATCGCACGTGACCGTGCAGACGCAGTAACGCGACTGGCCCGCACCAATGCGCGTCGCTGCGCCGCCCCGTGCCCGAGCCTGACTGCTGAACGCGCCGGCGCCGCTGCCCGTGTCGACGCGCTCGACATCGAACAGGCCGAAGCGCGCCGTGCCGAGGCCGCGCAGGACCGCGCCGTCGCCGCGCGCGCCGCCGCACTGGCTGATCCGGTGACTGGCGCCCTCACCGCCTTCGGCGTGGCCGTCCCGCGCGCCGAACTCGTGACCGGCCTCGCCTTCGCTGCCGTGCTTGAGGCTGTCGCCTGCTTCGCCTGGCTGCTCGCGATGCGCCCCGCCGTCGTTACTGAAATCCCGGTAACGCCCGTCCAGCAACGTAGTCACGCCGATTCAGTAACGCAAGTAACGCCCGCGAGTAACGCCGTTACGCCAGTCGTGACGGTCACTGAACCGGCTGTTACCGCCTCCGCTGTGCCCGCGCCGATGCTGACACTTCCGGTTGTCGAGACACCCGACGACGTGACCCGAGTCACGAACGCCATCGCGGCCGGCGAACTGCGCGAGACCGTGATCGAAATCCGCAAGTTTCTGGGCTGCTCGCAGACGCGTGCAGCAGCAGTCCGCAAGCAGCTTGAACCCCAACCGATTGAGTGAGACGAGCATGAGCGGCACGAAACTCTGGATGCTCCACATCCAAGGCCCTGACGACGTGGTTGCCGCGCCGTCGAAAGACGAAGCCGAGACGGTCGCGGCAGCGTTCAACAAGGTGCATGGCGACTATCTGGCGAAGCAGCGAGCAACGACTGCTGCGGCAGGCGGCGATCCGGACAACTGGCCGACCGTTCATGCCGTCGTCGTCGAGTGGGATAGCACCGAGGCCGCTCACGCTCGCAGCGTGAAGAAGTACTGGCCCGAGTATGCCGGGTATCTGGCTGATCCCCACCACTAACGCAGAGACGCATATGAGCGACCGCGAGCTGCACATCCACATGGCGCGCGCCTACCTGCATCAGGCCGCTGTCGTGCGCCACCAAGGCATTCATCACGGCTGGCACGCGACGCTCATGAGTTGGGCGGCCGGACGCCGTCTCCGCGCGATGCGGTCGATCGAACAACAGCAACCGGCGCAGCTTGATCTGTTCGTCGCCTGACCACTACATAGAGGATTGAATCAACATGGATGCGAAAGAACTGAAGCCGTGCCCGTTTTGCGGCGGGACCGCCGAACTGAAGCACTTAGGCGAGCACTTCGGCGCGAGCTGCGCGAACTGGAAGTGCCAAGGTATGCAGGGCGCGCTCATGCACCGCGACGCAGGATCGGCCGTTGCCGCTTGGAACGGCCGTGCCGCTCTCCCTTCCGATGCAGCGCAAGCGCCGGTCGCGCCGCCCGTCGCGTGGATGATCGATTGGCCGGATGAGCCGGAACTCGGTCATTACTTCGGCGAAGAACCGAATTCGGGTGCACGAAGCATGCCGCTCTACGCCTCTCCTGCGCCTCTTGCAGCGGCAGGGCTGACGGATGAGCAGATTGAAAGGGCTCTTGCTGCATATACGGAAGCCTTGGAGACTGATCCCCGCAATAGTGAAGCAAACCACAACTCTCCGGCGTGGCCGAGGATTGCGGCAGCTATGCATCGAGATGCTATGCGTGAAGCCCTTCTCTCTACCACGCATGGAGACAAGCAATCGTGAGCGACGTGAAAACGATCCTCGACCCTTGCTGTGGCACTCGCATGTTCTGGTTCGATCCGCAAAACCCGGCCGTGCTGTTCGGCGACGTGCGCGACGAGAAGGTTTCCGTCACTGACCGTTCGCACGGCAGGGAGAATGGCGAGCGCGTTCTGAGCGTATCGCCTGATCTGACGATGGACTTCCGTGCGCTGGACTTTGCCGATGGCGCTTTCAAGCTCGTCGTGTTCGATCCGCCGCACCTCGTGCGCGCCGGCCCGCGTAGCTGGCTCGCCGCCAAGTACGGAAAGCTGTCCGCCGACTGGCGCGACGATCTGCGCCGGGGCTTCGCTGAATGCTTCCGCGTGCTCGACGACGAGGGCGTGCTGATCTTCAAATGGAACGAAACGCAGATCAAGGTGGGCGAGATTCTGGCGCTCACCGACCAGAAGCCGCTGTTCGGCCACAAGTCCGGCAAGCGCGCTGACACGCACTGGATCTGCTTCATGAAACGTGGCGTGGCCACGGCACAGGAGGAACTGGCATGACCACCGAAAACAACGCAGCGCCAAGCGGCCTGACGGAAGAGAAGATTGCGCATATCGCTGCGGCGCACACGAACAGCGTGATCGAGTTCGATCACATGCTGAAATTCGCCCGCGCCCTTCTTGCCGCTGCGCCCAAGGCAGCGGAGCAAACCGGGCAGGAAGCATTCGCTTACGCGCCGTTGCCGGAGTACGCGCAAATGATCGACGGCGATAAGCCTCGCACAGCGATGACCGTGTGCCGTGAACAGGGCGGCGCGTTTCAAATCGCGCTTTACGCCGCACCCCTTCCGCGCGCAAGCGATGCGGCAGCGCCGACGCTTCAACAGATCAGCGACTACTTGCACGGACTGGACGCCCTCCAGCGCGAGGTGATTGAACGCGAGGCGCGGGCGTTGCCGCCCTCCAGCGACCATTTTGCTCACGACCGCAAATTGGCGGCGCAGCCCGACGAGCGCGCGGTGTTCCCGTTCATTACGATCCACGAGGACATGCTGCGCGCGCTTGAACACGTCGAATGCGTCTACCGCCTGAACGTCGTGAAAGACGACGAGCCGAGCAGCACGCTCGATAACCTGCAACGCGTCATCAAGCGTGCCCGCGCCACCGCACCGCAAGCCGTATGCCAATCCTGCAATGGTCATGGCATGATCGGCGGTCCTTCCTACTACGCGCCCGACGAAGGCGGCGAGCCGTGCCCTGATTGCGCACCGCAAGCCACTAAGGGCGATGAGCGGGCGACGCTTATCGCCGAAAATCACGCCGTGATGCGCTGGCAGGGTGATGGTCGAACAGAAGAAGAATTCGGGGCGTTCCGCGCTGGATACAAGGCTGGCCGCGTGGGATCGGATCGTGCCACTTCCCCGCAAGCCGAGCAGCGCATGAACGATGCGGAAGAACCGCGCTTCGTGAATCTAGAAGGCTTGCGCACGAAGCTGCTCGCGCCACGCGTGATCGTGCGGGACGAAGACGGCTACCTCACGCATCCCGATTTCCCGATCTGCGATGAAGGAACGCATGCTGGCAAGTTTCTCGACGCCTTCGGGATCGAAGCCAAATTCGTAGCGATGGAGTCCGATGATCCTGCGGCCGCAGACCGCTATTTCGAGGCAGGCGAGGCGCATTGCAGTTATTGGATGCCCACTGCGCCAGAAGGCGACGGCTGGCTCTTGCTCGAAATCTACGAAACCGAGGACGGTCCGTGTGCACTGTACGGTCGCGATCGATACGAAGCCGAGAACGCGGCGAAGCGCAAGCGCACACGGGAGCAGCACGACCGCATCGACGCCGCTCGCAAAGCAGACAGCATCGCCGAGATCGAGCGTGAGGGAGGTGAAGCGTGA